ATGAGCTGCATCAAGAAATGACCGTCACGGCGTACAATGTCACAGTCAACGCGAATAACGATACCGCCACGGTTTGCGTGTCCGGTACGCCTGCGTTTTTCAATTTGTACGTCAATCAGTATGCGACCTATACGGCAACATTCACGGTACAAAGCAATCCTTATTCGACTTCCGTCGGTTCTTCGTATTCACCGATTGATTTGACTGGCTACACGGCGGCATTGCAAATTCGTCCATTTGCCGGTTCCACGACAATTTATTACGACGCAGGGGCCGCAAACGATCTTACATTGGGCGGTCCATTAGGCACAGTTTCTCTGGTTATTGATTCAACCGACACGGCAAATTTTACGTGGTTCCAAGGCGTCTATGATTTGTTAATCACGGATTCCAGTGGCGTATCGACTCGATTATTGCAAGGTTCAGTCATTGTGTCGCAAGGGGTCACCGTATGAGTGTGCCTGCTGCCAACGTCATAAACACGTCGAATACCTATTCGTTTGCACCATCAATGGGTGAAACAGTCCTTTATTCCTACGGTCTGTGCGGGATTCGTAACACCGCTTTGACTCAACAGCATTTTGAAACGGCACGCATGGCAACCAACATGGTGCTAGGCCGGTGGAGTTCCGATGGCGTAAACCTTTGGCAAGTGGATTTGCAAACCATCCAATTAAACCAAGGGCAAGCAACGTATTCCGTGCCATCAAATACTATCGTGATTTTGGATGCCTATTACACCATTAACACGGGAACGACCGAGATTGACCGGATTATGATGCCGATCAGTCGCACGGAATATGCCAGTTACTCGGACAAGCAACAGCAGGGAGCGCCAACCGTTTTTTGGATGGATCGATTATTGGCACCAACCGTAACGCTTTATCGGACGCCCAACGGTCAGCAAGCGTTCATGAAATATTATCGCTTGCGGCAAACGCAAGATGCGAATTTGGCCAATGGGCAAAACATCGAAATTCCCTACTATTTCTTGGATGCATTTGCTTTTGCGTTGGCCTATCGGCTAGCGTTATCGTGGGCACCGACACAAGCACCGATGTTGAAACCATTGGCGGATGAAGCATGGGCGATTGCGAGTAAGCAAAATGTCGAATCAGCCGCGTTTTACATCTCGCCAATGGTGCAAGGATACTATCGGTGATTTATGGCCTATGCATCCAAAGCCGGTAGAGCGCGAGTATCGCAACGCAAGCCGGAAGCGCAAGCGGTCTGTCAGCGTTGCGGTATTTGGTACAATCGCGTTGACTTGCGTTTTCAATACGATTGGCGCGGCGCGCAGCTTCAGAATCTGTACATCCTTGTATGCGACCGCTGCTACGATCACCCGCAAGAACAATTAAGATCAATTACGCTGCCGGCAGATCCGGTGCCAATTTTTTATCCAAGCGTAGAAGATTTTCAAACCGCAGAAAGCGACTATCGGGCCATTTCCGCACCGACTGTTTACGATCCAATCACAGGAATTCCCATTCCTGGTACGACGCTCAGAATTACGCAGGATGGTAGTAATCGTTCTTTGTTCCCTTTTGGTAAGCCGGTTGGAGAAATCCAAAGCGCAATGATGACGCAACTAATTCCAGTCGCGTTTGGCTCGCAATTGTCTCTTTTGTCGGTAATCTCAAATGGCACAGCAACGGTCACTGTCACATGTTCCTCAGCACATGGACTTGTGACGGACAATCAAATTTCGGTCCAAGGACTAGCGGACAATACCGCAGATGGTTTTTATAGTGTCGTCGTTGTAAGTGCCACGGTATTTACCTATATGACTTATGGCGACATCGCGGCTAATTCGTTGTTATTACCGTATACAAGAATGATTTCGGTAAAACTCGGATTGCCGCGCGGTTTCAAAACAATTCCAAAAATTGATGGTCCATCGTTAAACGCAGCCGGTGGTGCGGTTTGTATTTTTGAATTGGACGATGGGACTGGATTTTACTACCTTGAGAACGGTTCCGGTTATCTTCAATTAGAATCCTGCGAAGGCGTTATAATGACGTATCAATTTGAGTTAGAAACTAACGTGGGTTCAATACTATTGGAAGATGGCACGGATTTTCTTGAACAAGAAGGCAATCATTAATGGCGACATCTACCATTCCAATGTTGACTCAAGCGATTGGCTTGACCGGAGCCGAACAATTGGAGGCTGTACAAGCAGGTTCATCGGTGCGCGTCACGTCCGCTCAGATTGCGGGATTGGTTCAGGTCGCAACCGCATCCATTGTCACTGGGCAATTCACGGCGACATTGACCGGCGTAACAACGACAGTGACGGGGACCATTAATTACACTATTGCAGGTAACGTCTGCACAATGACGGCGGTGTCGGCCATCACGGGAACATCAAATACGTCAACATTGAGCATTGCGGGAGTGCCAAATGTCGTGCAACCGGCGTCGGGAAGTCCGACAGTGCCATGCCTATTGATCAGCAATGGTGTCAATTTAATTGGAGCGGCAACGGTGGCCGCTGGTGCAAACTCCGTTAACTTCTATTTGCAACAAACGCAGACCGGGACAAATCCTGTCGGCATCGTATTAGCGGCTGGTGCGTTTTCTAATTCTGGAACAAACGGATTACCAGCCGGATGGACGATTACTTACCCAATTAATTGACATGTCAACACCCGCAACAAACCCACTCAGTTTCAACGCCTATGTGCAGCAGATCGGCGTGCTTGCTGTCGAATTGACCGTAGAGACCGATGGCGTCTATGCCTTTGTCAATGCAGGTCCCAATACCATTCTTCCGCAAATGCTCAATTATGCAGAATTGCGCATTCAACGGGATTTGGATTTATTGGCATCGCAATCGTCAAATACTTACACGCTAAGTGCAGGCACGCCGATTTTATCCATTCCGGTCAATGACTTTTTTTCCGTGCAAACTCTCGAACTGGTTCAAACCAACGGGACGCAAGTTTATACCTCCAATCCCTTGTTGCCGGTGTCGAAAGAATTTATTCAGAACTGTTATGGCGGGTTGACCAGTTCCGGAATACCGCAATATTGGGCACCATACGGCGATAATTTTGGCGACGGCCAAGACAGTTATTACAACGTGCTTTTTGGGCCTCCTCCAAATTACGCCTATACGGTGCGCGTGACTGGCACCAGTCGATCTCCGTCGCTCTATCAATACGCCGCGACTGGAATTGCGGACACGTCATACACGTACATCAGCACGTATTATCCGGACATGTTGATTTTGGCAAGCATGATTTATATCACCATGTTTCAACGTAATTTTAGCGCGGTCAGCGATTCGCCGGAAATGGGACAGACTTATGAGAAGCAATATCAAGCGGCTCGATTGATGGCTATCCCCGATGAGAATAAACGCAAATTGCAAGGTTCCGCGTGGAGTGCTTATTCAACGCCAGTTTCGGCGACTCAAACGAGGTAGGCTGTGCCGCATGCATCGTTCAAATTGGTTCCAGGCACAGACACTAACGAGACTCCCGCATTAAACGAAAACGGCGGAATTTCGCAGACTCAGCTGATTCGATTTTTTTATGATCGCAACGGCATTGGCTTGGTGCAAAAACTCGGCGGATGGACGCAATGGGCGTCTTATGTGTTTTCTTCCATCGTTCGTGCGTTGTGGGCATGGGAGGATCTCAACGATAACTCATGGCTAGCGGCAGCGACTGAAACCAATCAATCGACGGGTTCCGCGCAATTGGTGGTCATCACCAATGGGATAACTAACGACATCACTCCTAGTTATACAATTGCCAATGAGGGCAACGCGCAATTTGCGGTGACTGCGGGAAGTAACCTGATTGCCATTACCGATATTACTGTCACCGGATTGACCAGTTACGATACGGTATTCATCGCGACTCAAGTCAGTATCGGCGGCCTCGTTTTGTTTGGTCAGTACCCTATTGATACGGACGGCTACATAGCACCGAACGTGTATCACATTTTTGCAACCGATCAACTCGGTAATCCATTTGCGGCAACTAGCACGACTGGAAATTTCTATTTGCCGGTTTTTTCAAGCACTAGCGGCACCAATTCCATCACGGTCACATTGCCTAACTACACTTACGCAGTGGGGACCACATTTGCCATATTGACGCCGACCGTTATTGGTGGCGTCACGTTGTCGGGCAATTACATCGTGCAGTCACTGACTGATGCCAATAATTTTGTCATCTTCGCGGGCGGCATTCCTTCCGCAACGACTTCTGTCACGATGAACAACAACAACGTCGCGTTTATTTACAACATTGGCAAAGGCGCAGTGTCATCGGGAACGGGCTATGGCGTGGGCGCTTATGGGTCTGGCGGATATGGTTCTGGAACAGGCGTAGCACCTGCGACCGGTACACCGATACCAGCGGTTGATTGGACATTGGATAATTTCGGTCAAGTGTTGATCGGTTGCGCCGTGGAAAGTAAACAAATAGTGCCGTATCAGCCAATTTACCAATGGACTCCGGGACTACCAAGCGCCACGGTCATTCCAAACGCTCCAACGGTTAATGATGGCGTCATGGTCGCGATGCCTCAGCGGCAAATTATCGCTTGGGGATCTACTCAAACCGGTATCCAAGATCCGTTACTGATCAATTGGTGCGACGTGGGAAATTACAATCAATGGATTGCGCTTGTCACCAATCAAGCTGGATCGTTCCGCATTCCCAAAGGATCGCGCATTGTTGGCGCGGTGCAAGGTCCGCAACAAGGCATTATCTGGACCGACATTGATGCGTGGAGCATGCAATATATTGGGCCTCCTTATGTGTACAGTTTTAACGAAATTGGCACAGGATGCGGCCTGATTGCGCGCAAAGCGGCGGCGTCAGTCAATGGCATCTATTACTGGATGGGACCATCGCAGTTTTACATGCTTTCTGGACAAGGGGTGCAAACGTTGGTGTGTTCCGTTTGGGACGTGGTTTTTGAAAATTTGAACGCCGCTAATCTTTACAAGATTCGGGTCGCCGTCAATTCTCGATTCAATGAAATTCAGTGGTTTTACCCTTCCGCAAGCGGAACAGGCGAAGTAGATTCTTACGTCAAATACAACACTGAGCTAAACGCTTGGGATTACGGTTCGCTTGCTCGAAGTGCGTGGATAGATCAATCCGTTTTGGGGCCACCAATTGGTGCCGATCCGAACGCGTTATTGCTATATCAGCATGAGACATCAAACGATGCGGCCGGTAACGCGATGACCTCGTATTTCCAAAGCGGTTACTACGCAATTGGAGAAGGCGATTTTAAGTCGTTCATCGACTTAGTGTGGCCTGATTTCAAATGGGGACAATACAACCAAGCCCAGACCGCCAATATGCAAATCAGTTTTTTGGTCGTTAACTTTCCTGGCGAGACGCCAACCGTTTACGGACCTTATACCGTGACTCAAGCGACCAAATATTTCAACACGCGCTTGCGCGGAAGATTGGTATCCGTGTTGATCGAAAGCTCTGATCTCGGCAGTTTTTGGCGAATCGGTAACATCCGTTATCGCTACGCGCCTGATGGAGTTGTCTAATGTCAGCCTCTCCCAGTGACATTTTATCGGCGATCAAAAATATCGTTACGGCATTGAATGCGCAAACGCAAGCGACCCTCAACATTAATGGTCAAACCAATCTCACCAATATTACGACCGCAACCGTTTTGAAGGCGAGCGCCGGACGTGTTTGCAGCGTGTCGGTTATTACGGCGGGATCAACCACAGGTGCGATTTACGACTCAGCGGTATTAGGTCAAACCACGAAACCGCTCTATATTGTGCCTTCTGGGATCGCAAATACACCATATATAGTGAATTTGCCAGTTAATTTTGGTATTTTAGTGGTGCCCGGAACCGGGCAGAAATTGGCGGTCAGTTTTTCATGAACGGCATTGTGGAATTGGCGAAAAGCGTGGCACGAACTTCGCGAGAAGGCGGCGGCCACACTCGCCCCAAAAAGCCCAAAGCGCCCGCGTTATTCAAGCCTAAAACCATCGTGCATGCGGGGCCGATTCACAGTTCCGTGGCCGGTCGAACCGATCATTTGCCAATGCATGTGCCGAGTGGATCATACGTAATTCCTGCCGATATTGTCAGCGGGATGGGCGAAGGCAACACGGCGGCAGGGTTCAAACATTTGAAGCGCATGTTTTCTGGCACGCCACGTGGTCAAGGCGAACATCCTTACGGGCAAGCCGGAGGTCCCTATGGCTCTGGCCAAGGTGTGTACGGCCAAGGCAAAGGCCCTTATGGCATGAAAGACGGCGGCAGTGCGTCATCCGTGCCGATTGTCGCAGCTGGCGGCGAGCATGTGCTAACCCCGGATGAGGTGCGCGAAGCGGGCGGAGGCGACTTGGATACTGGGCATAAAGTATTGGATGCCTTTGTGTTGAGAATGCGCAAAGAGTTAATCCATACGCTTAAGCATTTAGCGCCGCCAAAGAAGGATTGATATGGACGAAAATATCAAGGTACGTGTCGCCACTCCAAAAGATTTGGACGAGGTTATGCGCATGGCAATAGCGGGTGCGCAAGAAAATTCGTTTATGCCTGCTAAAGTCGAATTGATCTTGAATGAAGTTTGGCCAGCAGTGAATCAGGATCGCGGCATTTGCGGGATCATCGGAGAACCACAAAGCAAAGCGCAAGGAATTGTAATTTTGCGCATTGGCACCGTTTACTACAGTGAACAATTGTGCGTCGAGGAAAAAATTGTGTTCGTAGATCCAGCGTATCGAGCCGCGAAAGGTGGTCGTGCAAGGCAACTGTGCGAATTCAGCAAACATGTAGCAGACCGACTAAATCTGCCGTTACTGATTGGTATTTGTAGTTCCGAACGCACAAAAGCCAAAGTGCGTTTATATGAACGGATTTTCGGCGCACCAGCGGGTGCGTATTTTTTGTATAAAACCTCTACTGGCGGACATGAGGTTACGCGGTAACTTATGGGCGGCAAAACAGCACAATCTACGCAACAGGTGTCAATACCGCCTCAAGTATTGGCGCAGTATTCGTCTGTCAACGCCGCTGCCAATCAAACCGCCCAGACGCCGTTCCAAACCTATAGCGGCACCGGCACAGCGGTCGCGCCGGATTATTCTACTGGCAATACCGGTACGTTTGTCGCGCCGATTAATACTCAGCAACAAACCGGGATTGCGAACACAAACGCAGCAGCGGGCGAGGCGCAACCTTACTATGGAGCTGCTACGGATACGCTTGGCAACGCACAAGCGGGCACGACAGCCACCAATCAGGCGGCGTTAGGGCTTGCGGGCGCATCGGCTCAACAGGTCAATGCAACGCCATTGACAGGTGATCAGATCAATCAATATCTATCGCCTTATTTGCAGGACGTGGTTGGTTCCGAATCGGCGTTACTCAACCAGAACAATCAACAGCAGCAATCAGGGCAGCTGGGGACCGCAATCAGTAGTGGTGCATTTGGCAGCGATCGCACTGGGCTTGCGGCGGCTAATTTGGAACAGCAGCAAAATCTTGCGAACGCGAATATTTATTCCGGCTTGCTGAATACGGGTTACAACAATGCGTTGGACACGGCACAGCAACAACAAGGCGTGAATTTGTCAGCGCAACAAGCCAATCGGGCCGCGCTTGGCAGTGCGGGCAGCGAATTGGCGTCGATTGGATCGACTCAATATGGCGAAGGTGCGAACACGGCCTCAGAAATCGCGTCGCTTGGTAGCGGGGCGCAAACGGCTGGACTGCAAGGTGCCAATGCGCAATTGTCAGCGGGAACCGTCGAACAGCAGACGCAACAGGCGCAGAACAGCGCGCAGTACAACCAATTCTTGCAACAGCAATCGTATCCGTTCCAAGTCGATCAATTCCTTGCCAATATAGCGGAAGGGACCGGCGCGCTGTCCGGTTCAACGACGACGACCACGCAACCAGGCGGATTCTTTTCCGACAAGCGACTAAAACACGACATTAAGCGAATCGGGAAACTGTACGACGGCCAAGAAATCTACAGTTACAAAATGCCCGGTGACAATCGGACGCATATCGGGCTGATTGCGCAGAACGTCGAAAAGAAACATCCCGAAGCGGTCGGATTGGCTGGTGGCTATCGAATGGTTGATTACGGAAAAGCCACCGAAGATGCGGCGAATCGTGGACATTTCCGAGAGGGCGGATTGGTGCCATTTCGGCAACGCAAAGCGGCGGGTGGCCCTTCAATTGTCAGCCCCGGCGACATGCAAGCAATCCTTGAAGCGCAAAATCGCATGTACGCCCCTCAATCGGGTGGCGCGGGATTGTACGGCGGTGCGCCGACCGCTGGCCCCTATGGTGGCCTTGCGCACGTGCCGGCGGCATCTTTGGCAACGCCTCATCTGGTTCAGGCCGAAGGCGGTATTAGGCAATCTCCTACGGGCATGCAGAATGTCGGTAACGTGCTTGGTTTAGCGGGCAAAGGCACCGATCTTTATCAAGAATTGAATAAACCGACGGCCAGATCGGAGCCGAAAAAATCCACAGCTGGATTATTGCCCGATAAAACGGAAACGGTCGATACCAATGCATCCGATTCGTTAATAGGCCCCCCCCAAGCGTCCGGCGGACGACAAGGGTATGACGATGGAGGTTCTATCGACGATTACGCGGCATTGGTCAACGCGCAGGGATCAATGTACGGCAACCAACGCAAACAGCAAAATGCCTACGATATCCCAAACCAAGGCGGCAATAGTCAATTAGCCGTGGCTCAAGGCAGCCCGACGCCAACCAGTAGCGGCTCAAATAATTTATCTCAGGTAGTTGGCTTGGCTAAAAATGGGTACAACATTTATAACAAGTTGAACAAGCCTACGCCTCAGCCTGCCAATGCGGGGAATGTAGGTGTCGATGAGAATGCGCCTTCTACATTGGTCGGACCTCCGCAAACATCTGGTTTAGCCGGCGGCGCGGATACCAGCGAATTGGACGCTTCTGCGCCTGCGATTGAGAGTTCTGCGCCGGATGCGGTTGCGCCGGCAGCCGATGGCGCGGTAGCCGATGCCGCTGCGCCCGCCGCCGCTGATATTGCCGCTCCAGCCGCCGCAGATGCCGCAGGAACCGCCGCCGCCTCAGCAGGGGCCGATGCCGCTGTTGGCGCAGGAGTCGGCGCAGCAGCGGGCGCAGCGGCTGGAGCGGGTACGGATGCAGCCGTAACACTTGCAGCGGAATATGCGCTGGCAGACGCGGCAGCAGCAGCCGTTGTGGCAGCGCGGCGAGGCGGGGTAATTCGGGGTAAGTTTGATGCCGGTGGCACGCCTTATTCCGACCCCGGATCGGGTGCGCCTTACTCCGAAAGCGGGATGAATATCCCGAACGATGCCAATACGCGAAAATTGCAAACGGCTGGCCCGTTGCAAAAAATCCCGACGGGCTTGCAGGATGTCACCAGTATGTCCAATCCTGACTCGTGGGGCAGCACGGCGGCATCCGTATTCAGCAACGAAGCGGCAAAGCGCGGCGGCCTGATTCGCGCGAAGTTCGCCGTTGGTGGTTCCTCGGACGATGCGGACCCGGATGTGACGCCGCCGCAGTCGGGTGGCCTCAAGGGTTGGTGGGAATCGAACAAGGGCTACGTACTGCCAGCGTTGTCCGGCATCGCGGCGATGGGCACGGCGCCGACCAAGCATCTGGGCGTCGCGTTGGCGTCAGGGCTTGGCGCAGCGGCGAATTCCTACGTGCCAACTCAGCAGGGGATTGCGGACACGCAGAATACGCAGGCGGAGACGCGAGCGCGGCAGATTGCGAATACGGTGGCGGCGGCGAAGGCGGGGTTGCAAACCGATGCGATTGGCATGGCGCGAAGGTCACTGCAACAATCGCAACAACCGAGTGAAGCAAGCGCGCCCGCGACGGTGGCGCCGCAAGACAATCCAGACACGGCGGCGTTGTCGGCGCAAAAGATTGATCAGTATTTCCGCAATAAGTATGCAACGCAGCCTTATGTTGGCAATGAAGCGGATCGAATCGGGTCATTGACCGAAGCGGATAAGGCGTTGGGCACTCATTACGCCGACGCAGCGGAAAAGGAACGCCAGATCCGTATTCAGAAGCAACAATTCACGAACCAGATGGGCGCGCAGAACGAATTTGACGATGCGTACTCAAAGGCCACCGACAAGTCGTTGCCCGAACAACAGCGCGCGGCGGCACTCATCAAGTTGAACGCGCTCCGTCAATGGACCGGCGACGAATACAAGGACGGCATCAATCAGCGCACCGGCAAAGCGCAGATCGGTTCACCCGTCGAATTGCTGTCGCCACAGCAAAAGTCCGAGAAATGGCTGGCCGCGCTGGATAAAGCCAATTCGCCGATGGTTACAGGCGCGGGTCTGCCGCAGGCGACTTGGAAACAAGTGCCTGATCCGACGACGGGCAAGCCATTTACACGCCCGGAAGCCTACGCTGCGCATTTGACTGGATTACCTCCGCCGGACTTGAGCGACATCGGACCGCAAGGACCGCCCGCGCCGCAAGGTGCGCGTCCTTCGGCAACGGCGCAGTCGCCAGTGACGACCACGCCGACCACGACGGCGCCGAAGTCCGTGAAGAATACCCAGTCGCAATTGCTGCCGGGAGTTGATTTGGATGCGTTTCCCAAATTGCCTTCTGTACCGGCAGCCACAAATCAGCCAAGCCTTGAGGCCGCCAATAAGCGTGCCGCGTCCAATGAACAGGCAATTGATGAAGGCGCAAAACCGTACGTGGAGCAGTACAGCCAAGCCGCAAAAAACGCCACTCTATACGATCAATTGGAAAAACAATTGGCGAATTCCAGCCCACGGGAATTCGGCCCTAACTCCAAATCGTATCGCGCATTGGCAAATCTAAAAACCTATCTCACAGGCGTGCCTCCCGACGGATTGGTGAATTTAAATGAAGTTGACAAATACCTTGCGCAGATGGGCGTCGGCGGCTCAAAACAATTGCTTGGATCAGACCAGAGTATCCGGCAACAAGAATTAATGCATTTGATGGCGCATGCCAATCCAAATATTGATCAACCTTTGCAAGTCATAAAAAATCTAGTGGCTTATGGTAAAGCCACCAACGATTACGATTTAATGGCAAGCAATACCGCAATCAAAGCGATCCGCGAAAAACGCGCCGATCCCGATCAAGTCGGACCTATCGTAAACAATCCGGTGATGCGCAATAAATTTATTGAAAATGCGCTGGGCCAGACTTTGCGACTTCCTGCGCGGCCGGGGCAGCAAAACGCGCCACCATCAATTGTGCGCACAGGCACCGTGAACGGTCGGAAGGTCGTGCAGTATAGCGACGGCAGCACCGCTTATGCCGAATAAAGACGCTATCGATCCGTCACAGGTAAAGTGGGATTCGCCGCCAGTTATTTCGGCAGAAGATGCGGGCAGCATTGATCCTTCGCAAGTCCAATGGGATACGCCAGTCCCCAGGCAAACTGCGACCGGAGCTATTCAAGCCGCTGGCAGCGGCCTCACGTCAGGCATAGCGGACGTTGCGGGATTGCCGGTCGATACGGGGCGCCGCGCTGTAGAGCTCGGCAAAGCGGCGGCGGGAACCGCGTATGGCGAACTGACCAAGAAAAACACAACGCCCGCAAACGAGGCAATTACCGACGACGGACGTGCCACGCGCACAACGCATGGCCTGTATCACTACGTCGATCCAAAAACTGGCGCAGATACGTTTTCCAAAAATCCGCCGCCACCGGGATCGCATCCGTTTACGCACCAACAGATTTCAATTCCAAGTTTTTTACAGCCTAACACGCAGCCGGATATTGGCAGTTCCCAAAACATCAAAAGCGGCATCCGTTCTGTTTTGGGCGATGACGCCGTTGATACGCAGGAACAGACACCGACCAATCGAATCATTCATTCGGGCGCAGAAGCGGCACCGTTTGCGGTGACTGCGCCCGAAGCGCCGATTGCAGGCGCCGTGTCGGCGATTGCTGGCGGCATTGCGTCGCAATATGCCGGTGAAAACGGCGCTAGTCCATGGCAACAGGCTGCCATCGGTATGCTGGCAGGAAGCGTCCCGGTGGCTGGCGCTGGCGCGGCGGCGGCGACGCGAGGCTTAGTGCGGGGCGGCGCCGAAGGGCGAGCAGCTATGGAGTCGCGTTTGGCTGATGCCAAAAACGCCAACAACACACCGTTGACGCTGGGGCAAGCATCGGGATCTGGAACGGCGCAATACGCGGAAGGATTGTTGTCCAAACTGCCCGGCGGCGGCGACTTAAAGACCATTCAAGGCGCCCAAACCAATGCGCTGGGCGATCACATTGGCACGATTGTCAATCATCTATCGGGAGACTCGAAGCCCTCGCCGATGACGGCCGGGACAGCAATTGAAGCAGGTGTCAAATCAACAAAACAGACGATGAAAGATGCCGAAGAAGCGGCAGACCAAAAGCAAGATTCGTTGATACCAGAAGGTCATCAGGCGGATGTGTCCGGTGTTTTGCGGGTTTTGAATAACCACGCATCGACGGTTCCGGGCGCGGAAGCCATTACTTCTGTGGTATCTCCGAAAATCAAAGTGCTACGCGATCAAGTGCAACAAGCGGTGGACAACAATACTGACCCCAGTACACTTGGATCGGTCGGTGGCAAAAAACCGCCAACGATTCCCACTTTGCCATATGACGCGGTAGCAGCACTAAAAACAAAAGTGGGAAATATGATTGACTGGGGTTTTGCGCCAGCGAATCCCATGGAAAATGGTCAACTTAAAGACCTTTGGGGGTCGTTGGCGGATGCCAAAACAAACTCAGCCATGAAATCCGGTCCCGAAGCCGCCAAAGCTGCCGCCGATTTCAACAAACTCTATTCGACCAACCAAGCCACGCGTAGCGATTTGAACCGTGTTATTGATGTCAATGGCGGCCCGGAAGCGGTTTACCAAGCCGCAACGAATAAAACGAAGGCTGGCGCGACAAAAATCAACACCGTGATGAGCGCGTTGCAACCTGAACAGCAAAATCTTGTGCGCGCGACGGTGCTTGACAAGCTTGGCAGAACGAGCGGAGCTCAGGATGCAGATTTCAACGCCAATACGTTTTTGACAAATTGGAAAAAATTAGACGGATCGGCGAAAGACGCGTTATTCGGTGCCAGCGGGACGCCTAAGGATTTGCGCGATTCTTTGGATAACTTTACCCGCGTGATGCAAACTATTAAAAGCGGCACCAAGTTGGAAAATCCTAGCGGTAGCGGCTCCGTCGTCGGTCATGCCGCTGGGTATGGGGCGGCGCTTGATGGTTTGAAAGACTATTTTATGCATGGCGATTTGAATACGCTCGGATGGACCGCCGCTGGGCTGGCTGGCAATAAGATCGCCAGCCATATGATGACAAATCCGGGCGTGCTTAATTGGTTCACGCGTACCACAAAAGCGCCAATCTCAGCGTTGCCAAACGCTGTCAATCAACTAGATCAGTTGGGCAAAAAAAACGCTGATGCCCGCGATTTGGCTGATTATTTTCGATCCTACGAGAGTCAGCAACCAGCGATTGATCGAGCGTCCGGCGGCAAGGTTGATATTGACTCGCTGGTGGATCGGTTGGTCAAAAAGTGGAAAAATGCCAAAAAAGAAACCGATAACACCACGAAACCGCTGCTAAAAGTGCCGGATAGTATTATTGTAAGGGCACTTGACATTGCTCAGGAGCATCTGTAATGCAACTCGCACTCTGGACCGCGTTTTTCTACATCATCCTTTTTTGTTGCGACGGGAAAAAGTGAGATGGCTAGTACATTTACCCCAAACAAAAGCATTGAGCGACCAGCCGCCGGCGACTATAACTCGACGTGGGCAACTCCTGTCAACAACGATTGGACAATTATTGATACCGCGCTTGGTGGGACAACGACTATCAATGTGACGGGCGTTAGTGCTGGCACGCTCGCCCTTTCCCTTGCGCAATATCAGCCACCCAATATCGAATTTTACGGAACGTTATCCGGTAATTTGACTTATACTATTCCATCCGGAGTCGGTGGCATTTGGACGATTGCTAATTCGGCGACTGGCTCGTTTACGATCAGTTTTGCATTATCGTCTGGTAGCAGTATTTCGTTGATTGCAGGCCGCTCGTTGATTGTCAGCGATGGCGTGAACGTCGCTTACGCCGATACGGCATATGCCAATGGAGCCGCCGCCACCGCGCAGGCAAATGCCGAGACGTATGCGGCAACACAGGCTAGCGCCGCGCAATCTAACGCGGAGACATTTGCCGCAAACGGTTCCAACATTTCTAGCGGCACCGTCGCGGCGGCGCGATTGCCCAAAATTGGCACATTGACGGGTGTGACGATTCAAGCTGATCCAGGGATCACGCCAAGTGGAACGTATGGCAATATTTATTTTTATTATTAGAGCTTTATGAGCAGGTTATGGGTCGTTGATTCAACAAACACTAGTCGCGCCTGCGTGAAAGTCTGGGTAGTGGATTCGGGCAACGTATCTCGATTTGTTCAAAAAATATGGGCAGTTGATAGCACGAATACTTCGCGATTGGTATTCAATGCGTTTACTTCAGCCCTTTATACATACAACAATCAAGGCGCAGCGGTCACAACCATTCCAAGTGGCGCATTGCAGGTCGTGATTGAGGGCTGGGGCAATGGCGGTTATGGGGGCAACGGATATGGCGGGAGCTGTACGGGATTTGGCGGCGGCGGCGGGGGTGCGGGCGGATATTTCCGCAAAACACTGTCATTGGGCGCATCTAATTGGGGTCAGAATTTCAACGTAAGCGCGACAACCGCAGGAGGGGCCACC